TGGCCACCGTCAACTGCCAACGGACTTACTCAGGCCCAGGTCGATATCCTTGTTGCAGGGGCCGCTACATACGACGTCCCGACCGGCGGGCCAATTACAGCAGAATACATTGACGGTATTGACGCAGAAATTATTACTGCCATGGATACCGCAATCAATGGCGCACCTGCTGGGTCAAAGGCGCAGTTCAACGCACTAAAAACAAAGTACCTTGCCGACCACGTCTCTCTCCACAACGATTTCCAGCAGCAGCAAATTCTTACCGACCCGGATGGCGGTATCCTTGCAACAGCCCTTGCTGGGCTTGGCGACTCGGCCGTTAACATTACGGACCCTGCGGACCTTAGGCGAGAGATGCAGAAGGTTAGGGATGCTGTTTATACCCACTTTATTAAGGCTGGGGAAACTGTTGCAACTGACGACAATAAGTCTGGCGGGGCAACAAGCAATGAGTATCAAATCCTTGGTACAAAAATGGTTGCCATTATGGATGACATTATTAATGGCAAGACAACTGCCGCCCAAGGTGCTGCCCTGCTCTCGTCTACCATCGCAGGGTTCCCAGATTCTAAGGACAACTGGGTTGGCCTAGCGTTTACAAACGATATTGTAAAGAGCCTATTCAGCCGGGCCGGAGACCAAGATCCGCTCACCCTCTTTGAGAAGATGCAGTTCTATGGTCAGGGCTACGCAGGAATGAAGACCAAGCCACCTACGACCTCGTTTGCTTACGATTACAAAGATGGCGCTGGGTTCGTCCCTGTTCGAGAAGTAACCACCATGGTCGACGGAAAGCCGGTAAAGAAGTACGAGCCCGTGCTCCCGGTACCGCAGCCAAAAGAGGATGGCACCACCGATGCCTGGACGATGGTTGCAATGGATGTGGATGGGGTGCCAACACTTGTTCCTGCTCTTGCATCGCTGCAAACGACTGGGGTTCCTATGGGCCTATTCGACCCTAAAACTGGTCAGCAGCTTACCACTGGTGACGCAATTAAAAACTTCTATAAGTCTCTACCGGCAGGTGCTGACATTACTAAGTACCTCAAGCCAGCAGTCACCGTGTACAGCGTAAAGATCGGCGAGACATCGTACTCCTATGTTGGTGGCGGAGTATCCGCAAACGGAACACTTGCTGGCGGTACGTGGATCCCGACGACAGAGCTCGGAAAAGTATATAGGGGAACTGCCTTTAATTCGAGCGACACCAAGCTCAATGATCTTCTAAAAAACACCGGGTTGCTTATCCTTGATAACAATGCCCCCTACAATAGCGGCGCACTCGCAGGAGAGCCGGTTGTATATCTTGGCGATAACCAGGTAACCTTTAGGCTCATTCTTGAGGGTAAGATGCCAGACCCTAGCGGTATTCTAACCGAGGCTAACCGTCACGGTATCGGGTTTGTCAATGGCGATATCGACGAATTTGACATTGATCAGGCGCCCCAGTGGTGGCAAGGGTACGATGGAATTAGTTTCGGGGGACCAAGAGGATTTAGCGGTGGTGGTGGCCGACGATCTAGCGCACCAGGGGCCCCGGTGGGGGATAAGCCCAAGGGTGGCTTGAGCACGACAGAAAAATGGAATGCTGCCAGCGAAGGCAAAGCCTTGTTCCACTATGACAAGGACTATATCGCCTATACCAACCTTCCTCCAAAGCCAGATGCAAACGACCCTATTGCTAATATCCTGGGCGGGGCTGAAGAGGAAGAGCCGTTCCGTTACGCTCCACGCGTCCCTGGTAACGCGTTTAGCCCAGCAGCCGTTTCCGAATACGCAGCAACAGCGCAGGAGCGAGATCGAAACGTTTTGCCAAAGATTAGCATTGCTGATTCGTGGGATCGTGGCATTAAGACACTTCCTACCGCGCCCACACCTCCTGGACCTACCCCGACTCCGCCGTCGACTACGCCAACTCCGACGGGTCCAAAGCCTCCTACGCCGCCTAGGGGACCATCGGCTGCTGGCCCAATCAAACTCTGATATACTCTGCCTCACAGCTATGAGGTGGTATGCCATTTGATTTTGATCCCGACGGCAGTAGCTCCGGGTCTGGCTCGGGGAGTCCAAAGCCGGAGGTCTACCCTGTAACGCCTGTTGTTCCTATTTACAACAACCAGGGCGGAAGCAACTCTAGCAATAATACTCAGACATCCCGGGAGCGCGGCTTCCCTGAGCGAGTAAATCTACAGCCGCTCGGCCCAGCCCCAAGTATCGATAAAGCTGGCGTTCTAACAAACCTAGGTAATTTTGATCCAAGCCGCGACATCGTTAGCTCGCTCTATACTGGGGCCGGGGACGTACTGGGAAAGCCGCTCGCTATTGCAGCCACAGCCTTAGGGAAGCAAGATGCTCTAGATAGCGCCATTAAGACAATTGACAGCATCCCTGGCGCAGGAATTATTACTGGATCATATGCCAGGGCGCTAGGAAACGAGCCTCTTGTTACTGCCTGGAAAAAGTATGGGCGGATGCAGGGCAACGCCCTTATCGATGCCGCTGATAACCCAACTCTTGGTTACAACCTTAATGACATGGGTACAGATATCGGCCGGCTCACCACCTTCGTTATGCTTGGTGCTCTTGCCGGTGGACCACTTGGTGCGGCTATCGGCGGTGGTATTGCCCTCGCAATCTCGGCTATCGGCCTTGCGGCACAGGGTCTTGCTTCCCTCAACCCATTTGATAACGAGCAGTCTTACCTAGATGATCTTGAGGCAAAGCAGAACCTTTATAACGTTGGCGTCACACTTAACGAGTCTGGTGTCCTAGGGCAGATTGCCAAGGTTGGCGCCGGCATGATCGGTGCTGATTTTAACAAGCCAATCCGAACCGTCGATGACCTTCGAGAACAGCTCATGCTTAACGGTTTTACCGAGGAAGACCTTCAGTTTATTCTTGATAGACCAGACCAAGTAGGGGTTATTAACCTCGACCCGCGCACCCTCCTCAGTCTTGATACCGAACGCCGAGAGTTTGGTCAAGGAAAGTATGGTGGCGGTTCGGCCATGATGGCGGGCATGGGTGGACTTGTCAACCTCGTTGGCTCTGGATCAGGTGCAGCCTTTAAGGCCGTTACGACTGGGACAAAGCTCTCGACCAAGGGCGGACTTGCTATGCCCCTGGTTAATAAGCTTATTAAGACAGAGCAGCGCATCGTTGGCGCTACGGCTGCGGCTGAACTTCGAGCTGCCGGACTTATCCCCGAAGGAACAGTCAACGTTGCGGAATCCATTGCTGCCATTGAGCGCGGTGCTATTGCCGAGCTAACGGTCCAGGGCGCTGCTGGGTGGATGGCATCCAAGTCATCTGGCATGGCACGTGGTGTCCGTATCTATGCCCGTACTGCGGTTGGATCATATGTCGGTACCGGGCTTGCCTCACTTCTCCCGGGGGAGGAGGAGGGCGGGTTTATCCCGAATGATATTGCCGGTTTTATTGATTCATCTTGGGCATACAATCCGCTCCGAAATAGCGAACTCATCTCTATTGGCGCAGCGCTGGATATCCCAACAGTTGCTCGCGGCTTTGACTGGTGGCGTAAGGTGCCAAGCCGCGGACTAAATGTATCCCTTGACGAATCCTTGATTGTCAAGATTGCCGACGATAACATTCCAGTAGACGAACTGAAGGGCATGTCGCGATCACAGAAGCGCGAGCGTGTCTATGCCTTGTTCGGGACAAAGGAAAACTACGACAAGTATATCAATATGCTCATGATCCAGGTTGCTGCTCGAGGCTCACAGAAGCATGGTCTCAATGGCCTAGTACTTCCATACCTTGATGGCATTAAGATTAAGGCTGGTTCATCGCTGTCGCTCCAGGCTGCCGCTCAGGAGATTGGCGAACTTGCATCAAAGCGAGCTGAGGTCCTTCGACGAGACGGTAAGATTACCGAGGCAATGCTCCTTGATATTGCTACCGACTGGAACAACAACGCTGGAGACTTTGCCATCATCTCAGGTGGCGTGGCTCGACCAGGACGACTTCAGGGCGTACACCAGCAATGGATTAACTGGCAAGAGGCATACCGCCCACTAGTTGATCATGGCAATGCCGTCGGCACCGTTGTGCTCGGTGTTCGTCGTTCGGCAATTGTTAAGGAGAATCTTGCTGCCATTGAGGCGGTTATTGATCTATCTAACTACGAAAAGCTTAGCGATGCCGGCAAGCGAACTTTCATTGCCAACCTTGTCGTAACCAAGATGCCACGGCTTATCGATACAAAGCTTGAGCTTATCGGCGAGGCAACGGCCAACTTCTTTATCCGTGCAATGATGAAGGGTAGCGATCTACCAAGCAAGGAGGAGTTGCTTGGGCGTATTCGCGCAATTAAGGCGAAGGCCCCGACATATGACGAACTCTTCGAGGGCGAGGCAATCCGCGAAGCTGCCGGAAAGAACAATGTCCCTGGTATCGAGGCAGTATCTGCTAAGACGACCAGCGCAGCAGAAGTCATCACTCCTGTTGACGACGTGCTCGAGCGCGTCGGAGTCTATGGACCAGCAACGACAGCGCGACTAGAAACGGTAGCCCCAGAGGTCAACGAGACCGTGGATGTGATGAGCCGTGCACTTGTTGCGACTGACCTAGCCCGTACCGTTGCGAAGGTCGAGACTCGATTTGGTTCTACTAAGGGTGGCGCAGTCGCCCCACTAATTCGATTGACCTTGGAATCAGCCGAGAGAAAGACCGTTGCTGCTATTGCAACCATTGCCTTTGCTTCTAATCCTAAGGCCAAAGTTGCTATTGTCGCTACAACCGGCGAGAAGATGGCATCCATGGGCCTGGAGGCTAACGGCACCCGGGTTGCGTTTAGGACGGCAGAGAAGCTCAGCCCGCTAAAGAAGGCAACGCTTGATCGCATCGTAGAGCGCGCATCTGCTGCCGGGATCGATATCGTTTCTGATACCCGTGGCGGCAATATCACTATTTACTTCGACTCTCTCCCGGAACAAGTCATTAAGGACAAGGTTTTCAAGAAGGTTATTAACGACCTCCGCAAGGCCTTTGACGAAATGACTCCAGAAGAGATTGTTGAGCCAGCAAACATTAAGCGATATACGTCAAGAAAGGAATTGCTAGATGAAGCCCAAGAACTCGAAACAACCGGCAAAGTCGACCCCACCATCCCCAATGGACTCGGTTGGGTTGAACGCCTCCGCTCCGAAGGAACCCCGTATCCCGCAGCCACGGAAGGGGAAGTTGCTCGGCAAGCTCGAGGTAATCGTCCAGTAAGTGTTGCCGCTGCATTCTCCGACCTGAACAAGGCCCTGGATGATGTCACCGATACCACAAAGCTCGAGACCGCAATTGGTAACTGGCTAGACGTTGTCACCTCAGTGCCAGCCAGCCGCATCGGGCTAATCGCCGACGAGCTTGGCGACCTTGGTACTCGACTGCGTGCCCTTGCGTACAAGAACTCTCCGCTCGTTGCAGAAATGGACGTAGTGGTTAACCAGATTGTCAACCTCCCAGAGATTGCTGGTGACATTGGTGTCGCTTCTGCCATCGCATCGCTTGACCTTGCCGCGCAGTTTGCTTCTACCGGCGAGCGCGCTGGCCTGGTAGCCAAGCGAAACTTCGTGTCGGTTGAGCAGATTGAAGAGAGCATCACTATTGATCCAGCCTTCAACCAGGTCCGACAGAATGCGGACGAGGCAGAGGCGGTTGCAAGCCTTGACGAGGTTCTAACTGATCTTATCGCCGAGGGTGTTGCATCACCTGAGCAGGTAGCGACAAGCGAGCTCCTTAAGTCCAAGACCGGACAGCTACGCCAGGAGGGACAGTTTATTACCACCAAGGGCGGTAAGCAGGTCCGCATTCCGCAGAAGGCCGCGCTCGACTACTTTATCCGATCCGGCATGCCAATCGGCGCACTCGAGGCAGCAAACGACACAATCATTCCTGTGCCACCAGCGGTTGCCAAGGCAACGGTATCCCGACAGCAGATCGTCGTCGAGAGCAACAAGACGCTTGCCGGCAAGGGCTGGATGGTCGCAAAGGGCTTTGCCCCAAGCGGCATTAACCATGTCCCGGCAGAGACGGCAGCCTCGTTCCTTATCTCTAAGGGCATTAAGGGTATCCCAGAAGTTGTCAACGATATCGGCCCGCGACCAAAGTCTGCTGGGGCCAAGGCTACGCGCAAGGTACAGCAACAGGTCAAGGCAGCCCAGGTTGCTTGGGACAAGGCCAACATGGCCAACATTACCAAGAAGGCTAAAGTCTACGAGAAGCTCTTCGAGTATGTCTACGGATTCAAGCGTTCCGCTGCTATGGAGCAGGGCAAGTTCGATCCGCAAAACATTAAGATTAAAGTGCGGGAGATCTCAGACGAGGATCTCTCACAGCTTGGACTACGCCGAGAGGGTAACGAGATCTACCGTGTCCTTTCGGTGGATGCCCCTGGCGGAACCAAGCTTGAGCTTGCTGTCGGTGACGTATCTACCGAAGCCTTTATGCGACAGATTGAGCAGGCCTTCAATGTCAAGGCCGGACAGCCAGAGACTTACCTAGAGGCCTTCCGCCATGCCAACTGGTACCAGGATTTCCGCAAGGCTATTGAGCTATTCTACGGCAAGGACCGACTCGGCAAGGCTGTGCTGTACGCGTTCATCCACTCGCAACAGGCAGAGGGCGTTGTCAATGGGTTCGCGGCAGTTGCCTCTATCTATCGTACCATGCTCGTCGGCCTGACTGACCTAGAGAACGCATCGAAGTACCTACGCACATCCCGCTCGTTCAAGGCCAAGCAGCAGTACGCCCTCATGATCGGAAAGAAGAAAGTCTCTGAGGCTATCTTCACTGCGCTCAACGGCCAGCCGGTTGCCTACGGGCCAGGGGCCAAGAAGATCACTGACTTTGCTGACTCATTCCTGGGCAAGAAGGCTCGCACCGTCCTTGGCAACAGCGCTGTGGATTCCATGCCAGTAGCGGTTGACCGCCACACGATCTCCAATACCGGATTCGTTGACATGCGCGTTGCGAAGAGCGCGGCATACGGCGGTGGTGTCAACCCAGAGCTGACAAAGCCGGGAATCATTGCCAATGAGTTCCAGTACGAGTGGTCGGTGGAGAAGGTGAACCAGTGGACCCGAGACCTCAACGCTCAGGGCTGGCTTGGCCGTACCGACTGGACCGCAGCAGAAATTCAGGCGCTTGGTTGGTACCACTTCAAGAAGGTCATTGGTGACTTTAGCGGGACCGTTGCCGACGCTATCGAGGGGAGCAGCGCAAGCCTACTGATTGACCTTGTCCCAAGCAAGAACTCGCCAACGCTACAGAAGCTTATGCCGGATCTTAGCGGGCTCTCCGACGACCAGATCCGAGTAGGAGCAATTTCTTGGGTTAACTCTGATGCGGTCACACGACTTGCTCAAGAGAATGGCGTTGCCATCGCAGCACGTACCGTTGCCGGCGAAGAGTTTGCTCAGCGCCCAACGGTAATCGGTATCTCTAAGGCCGGATCTACCCCGACAATTACTGTTGACGTTGTTGGCGCCCCAGAGGCCATTACCTCCTTCATGCGAGACCTTGCAGTTGCCGCAGAGCAGGACTTCGCCATCGCCTGGGCATCCCTCCCACGGGGTGTCAGGAGCGTCGAGGACGCGACTAAAAAGGGCCTCTACAATGTTCGCCCTACCGTGGATATTCCGCTGCCCCCTGGTGTCTCTGTGGACTCTGCCATTGAGTCCATCCGCAAGGTCCTTTCCTCGGACGAAGAGATCCGGGAGATTTATGCAGCCAAGGGTATGGACCGATTCCAGATCGATGATCTGCTCTCGGGGAATAACCGGCGCATGGCCTTTGCTGTCGTACCGGATACGATCAACGGCGAGGGGCACGTCCGCATCATTGATACAAACTTCAACCTCCAGGCAAAGACCAACTACGATATTGCCTATGAGAACTACAGCGTCCACGATCACCTTCAGCCGATTGCCTCTATCTCTAATAAGATTGCCGACAAGCTAGGGCTTCCACGACCGGTACATCGTAGCTACCAGACTCCTGACTACCCATTCCACCGACGCCTTGCTGAGCGATACTACGAAGCCCCAGAGACCAAGAACTACGAGACTGGCCGAGTTATTGAGGGGAACCTCGGTCCTGCTACAGATTACAACTGGACCGTACGAACAGATACCAACCTTGAGCCGGAGTTTGCTGCTGCGGCACAGGAGTTCTTGAACGAGCTCCGCGAGCAGTACGACGCGCTATACCGAGCCGGCTACCGATTTGAGGCACATGCAGTTGATCCGTACAATGTCGGGTCAGACTTTGTTGGAAGCCCTGGCGTACCTGTACAGCTCATGGGCAGTGGTGACATCCAGGCTGGCAATAAGGGCGTCCTCGCCCAAACTGACCTACGAGACAACAAGCACCTGTTTGTCTTCGGCTCCTACCCAAGCAACCCGGCGTTCTCAGATGAGATCAATGTCCTGTTCCGGGCCGTCCACGATACCTTTGGTCACCTGACAGACGGCTACTCGTTCGGCCCACAGGGTGAGCTCAACGCCCTCATTAAGCACATGCAGATGTTCAAGAGCAAGGGTGCCCGAAAGGTTGCCCTCGTGGAGCTTGGCGGCCAGAATGCCATGACCAACTTCGGGTACGCTGAGCGCCTTGCGGACGGATCATACGTAACGGTCAAGAATGCAGACGACTTTAACCGCGCTAAGGCTGCCGGCACCCTAGTCCGTGGCGAAGAGATCCCTTCCATCCCTGCCCGCCCGTTCGCCACCCAGAAGTCCTTCCTCATCGAGGATGAGTTCCTCAGTGACTTTGAGCGCCTCTACCTCCCAACTGAGGCTGCCCTGACGGTAGACGAGCTGGAACTCATTGCCATGAAGTCTCGAGATGCGCTGTCAAATCTTACCGATGGTGCTATGATTAGGCCACACAGCACGAGCCTTGTGGCAACGACTGGTGTATCGAATGACTGGGCCAAGTTCCCAGATGCAAGGGAGTACAAGCGTGCAGATGTCTTCGCAGAATCCGGTGTCCGACGACTCGTTGCCTCAAGCGGAAAAGAGTCCGCAGCCGAGTTCGCCCCAAGAATCTCAGCCGTCCAAGACGAGTTCTTTGCCGCCCGAAAAGCGGAGACGGAATCCAGGTACGCAGCTGGAATGGAAGGTCCAGTTGGGGAAGCGCGCCGGGCGCTAGTCGCGGCCTTTACTGAGGCTGCCCCAGAGGAGACCGCAATCCACCGAGCCGCAGCTGACGAGGCTGAGGGCTTTGCCTCCTTCTCGCAGACCCGCGATATCCAACGCACAGAGACTCGCCGCGCCCAGGCTAAGGCTGCTGTTCAGCAAGAGACTGAGTACGGCCGCCCATCGTTTGATGACTATCTTCGTAACAGCGATGAAACAGGCGGCATGCCGGTCTACTCAGACGTCCTGTTTACTCGCCCTGATACTGTTGAAGATTTGCTTGGCTACATGGACTCTGCGTTCCCCAATAGCACAGGAAACCCAATTACTGAAGCAGAATTTTCTGCTCGCGTAGCCGATGGCGAACTTGTACTCTATCGTGGCGTTACGCGCAAGGGCGGGTACGAACTAGAGGGCGGCATCAAGGGGGCATCCCGACGCATCGCGGAGAGCCTTATCGACCAGCCAAACACTGACGCTGGAATGGGTAGGAGCGGTCTGTACGGCGCAGCTCCACGCGGGTACTGGGCAACTGATTACTTCACGACACCAATCCGTGGAACTGCCGAAGAGGTAGCTACCCGGTATGCCCAGACTGAGGGCGACCTAAAGATTAAACCAGCCGATGTCCGCGAGGGCGTCATGATCAAAGCCACCCTCTCGAAGGACGCGAACGTCGCGATCCTTGACGTATCTGATAGCCTAGGAAGTGCACGAACGGAGATTGGTCAGATTACCATTAACGGCGTAGTGGTCAATTCCGGTGCTCCAAGGATTGCACGCACTGGAGAGATCCCGACTCCGGAACAGCTTGCAACTCTTCCCCCAACTGAGATTGCTCGAAAGCCGATCCTTCTCGGTGACGTGATGCCTGACGTATTCCCTGCTGTAGGAAAGCGGACCATTGATATCGTGACTGGAGAGGAAGTTGACTCTCGAGGTATTGGGTACCGACCATTTAACTACGACATGATTACGGCTTTTGCCATCCGCGAAGGGCTTGACGCCGTCATCATTCGAGGTGGCGAGCGCGCGGCAGACGCTGCCGGTGACCCACGCATGGGCGATCAGCTCCTCCTGTTCAATGCCGATGTTGTCAATGTCGTTGACCCACGCCTTGAGGGCAAGCAGTTTAACAAGATCCGACCTGGCGCAGAAGATCTTCCGGCTGTTGCCAGGCCATCGACCGGTCCGAAGTTTGTCATGGGTGACGATATTGAGGTGCGCGCACCTATGAAGGACGTTGAAGATACATGGCCGATTCTTGACAAGATTCTTGATGACCTTACAAAAGATATGGACATTGCCGAGCCTATTGCTTTGGCAAACATTATCGATGAAGTTTATTACCTGCATAAGGGTAAGTTGCCACGTCGCGTAGCTCCGGAAGATTTTAATCCTGACCGTTACGGGTCGGTGGTCTTCCGTGGTTTGGGCAGCGGTGGTGTATCGACGACATATACCAGCAAAGAGATGGCCCGCTTTGCCGGACTTGACGCCATCAATGGAAAGCCGAAGATGTTCTTCGGAAATGTTGGATACGGAAATTACTGGGCTCTCTCTGATCCGCAGGCGGACCAGGCACTTGGGCCGCTCCTTCGCAAGGAACAGGTACCGCCGGTAAAGACTGCTGAAACGTACGCTGGAAGATTCCCTGAGCAGGCTGGCCAAATTACTGAAGAGCAGGCAAAACTTTACGACCTGTACAAGTCGGGCAAGATGAACATCGATACGTTTAATGAGCAGTCAGAAGTCCTAGCGCGAAGCACCGGTGAGCTTGGGACTGTAACGCCATTTAAGCCATCTGGTGTTATTGACTATGCTAGCCCAGTAACCGAAGAGGCTAAGGGTATTGTTCTACAGGCTGGACTTGCTTCGGATGCCAGGGTGTTTAAGTATAAGGAGAGCGCAGCCCTTGCGCTTGCCGATGCCAATCGATCACCAGAGTTTAACAAACTATTTTCTAAGTGGATGTCCGAAGTCGTCAATCAGACCATTGACGCACTCAATGATGGGGATGATGGATTCCGGCTCATTCAAGATGAAATGATCGACATTCAGGAAGTTCTTGAAAAGAATATGAACAATCCAGAGATTCTTGATGAGGTTGTTGGCGACCTCTTTAGGCTAATTGCTTCTGGGTCAGATCGCATTGACAGGCCTACTGACCTGGTTATTGGTAAAACCCTGCAACGTGCGTTTAATTCAGATACGGCTAGGTTTGAATCATTTGCTGAAAATTTTGGTGAATACGTCGCCAGGGCCACGCACCGCGAGATGTCCGTTGACGAGGGATGGGCGACAATCTACGCAATGACTCACGGCTACGATGCGATGCAGGCAGTTGACCGACTTGAAATGAAGTTTGGTCAGCCACAGGTATTGTCAGTCTTTAATCAGGCAGCACTTGAGATTGTCGACCCGACCTTGTCTGGCGGCACGCTCAACATGATCCGGAAGTCCTCGACCGCGAGCAAAGCGGAAGTCCTTGGGCGGACCACCTACGTTGACAAGGGCAAGTCACTTGTCCAGTTGTTCAAGGGTAAGGCGGACCTCTCCACGGTCATCCACGAGATGGCCCACACTTGGTTGAATACTGGGTGGCTTCCGGACAGTACCCTATTTGATATTGCTGATGCACTGGGAATTAAGTACGCACGTACTCGTACCGGCGCAAACAAGCTCCGTATTGACGGACGCCTAAACGAAGAGTTCGCTCAGCAGTTTGAGGCCTATGTCACCAAGGGCGACTGGGCCGGTACTCCACTAGAGGATAGCTTCCGCCTCCTCAGCAATGACATGCAGCGCATCTATGCTGGTGTCGATGGTCAGGTTCCGGATATTAACCCTGATGTCGCACTGGTATTTGAGAAGATCTTTGAATCTGCTGGGGCAGAGAAGGCCGCTGGCGTTGCCCACGGCCCAAGCACCCTTGCTGCGCTGACCCGAGCCGAGGCAGACCTAACCGCCACAGGCGACCTTGAACTTGTCGAGCGACTTGCCCAGATGGACATCGATGCCGGTAATATCCCAGGCAACCGTCCTCCGCACTGGGATGGACGCACCCACGGTCTATCGGCTGACTACCTAGAAACACTTGCCCCAATCCAGCGCAAGCTTGATGCCGAGAATTCCCCGTACACCATCACTGGCGCACCTCAGCTGGCAGTCACGCCGACGACCGGCGAGAGCGTCTCGCAGTACGTCTCGTCTGGTGCAAAGTGGCGTGCAACCACCATCGGAAAAGTTATTGAGAAGACCAAGATTGACCGTCTCTTTAATACCGTCGGCTGGCTCCTCGAGAAGCCAACGGCTATCAACGAAGCCCAGGCAACCCGCCAGTTCCTGTACCGCGAGCTGATCTCGAAGGGCGCAACGGTAGACATGGTCAACGAATTGATTGCGAAGCTCAACGAGAAGCGTACCCAGTACTACCACTCGTTTGCTGCCACCTACTCGTTGAAGTCCATGGGCTATGGCGCTATTACCAAGGCAGTCACCGAGGTATTTGAAGGCACCGATGAGGGCCGACAGTTCCTTAAGAATATTGGTGGCGAGGCCGGCGTTGTCCGCGCCATCGAGCGCTCGGCGAGCAAGATCTACAAGAAGGTCGACTCTGATACCGTCCGCAATCCAGGATTCCTCACTCGCGTTCTGGCTACCACCTACCGCACACAGCAGCGGATTCCGTTCCTTCGCGGTGGACTGCGAATGGTGCGATGGGCATACCCAACCCTACGATTCTATCTCGACCCGCGCTGGCACGCACTAAACGCATTCGAGGCCGACATCATTCTTGGGTCGCAGTTCGGACTCAAGGCTACCAGGTTTGGCGGGGCAAAGGATGCGCTCCCTGACCTGGCCTTCCTCAAGCATGCTGGCCTCATCGACGAACGCCTCTATGCCATCGACCCACGCAAGGCTATCCGCGACGCGGTAGCCCAGGCAACCGGGGCAAAGGACCTCAAGGCGCCAAAGGGCCAGTTCGACGTTGAGACCCTGCTCGGCGAGCATGGCGGTGGTTTCCATGACACCCGAGACCAGCGTGGTCTTTCTGGCCGATTCACTCGTGCACTGGAGAAGATCCGCGAGAATAACGCCCGCCGGGTTGTCGCGACCGTCGGTATCGACCCCGACGAGGATGTCCTGCGCGCTACCGGCCGAGCACTCGACGAGCACGGCGAGCTTGATCCGTATATCGTCAACCTCCGCAAGATTGCCGAAGAGCGCCAGAAGCCGCTGACCAAGGTCCTTGATGAGGAGCTCTACCTGATCGATACCCTTGGGTTTGATGAGGCCATGAACAAGCTCGAGGCCAAGGCCCTGACGTATGAGGAGCGCGAGTTGCTCCGACCGATGCTACAGCGTCTCTATGACATGAACCAGGAGAGCTATAACAACATGCTCGCCCTGGTACGCGGCAACCCGAACCGCACCAATATCGAGAAGATTATCAATAACTACTTCCTGTACTGGCCAGCCTCCTACATGATCAAGGCGACCAAGTGGATGATGACGACCCTGATGACGCACAACGGCGAGCTGTCCGGTGTCAACGTCGTCAGGGCAGAACAGTTCGCCGAGGCCCACTACCGTGCCATTGCTGACAACCCAGACTACCGAGCCATGTACGAGGACAACCCTGCCGCCTGGCGCCTTGCCACAATGTTCCTCCCTGTCTCCCCAATCCTCTCGGAGATCGGCGCAAGCCTTGGCCGCCCGACCCGCTACCTCGGTGGCGCAATTGGGGTATTCCCGAAGTACCGCGCATCAGAAGATCCGGGAGTATTCTTCGAATCTGTAACAAGCTATGGTATCGGATATACTTCAGAGATCCTGCAAGAGGTCTATGACGAATTAACGGCAGACCAACCATAGCAGGATTAGGGAAGGGGTATACCGTATGACTAAGGAACTCGCCGGTCAGGTCGCGCAGGGCGCCAGTGCAGAAGCACCCGCTCAGGTAAACACCGACATCGAGTCCGTTCGACGAGACTTTGAGGAGCGCTTTAAGGGGCTCCAACGAGTAATCGCCGAGAAGGATCAGGCCTTGGAGGCCCGCAATCAGGAGCTCTTTCAGCTAAAGACCGCTTCACTCTCTCCGGACGAGCGGGCACAGCTGGAAGTGACACGGATTAAGGAAGAGAATGATCGACTCGCCAAGGAGCTTGAGCTTGTAAAGCTTGGGCAGGCCTATGGTGAAGAGCTCCCAATCTTCCAGCAGCTATTGAATGCTGAGTCCGCAGAAGACCAGTTGAAGGTGCTACGGGCTCTCCGTGGTGTTCAGGCTGGCAATAGTCAACCCACCGCCCCAGGGCCGGATGTTGATGTCCCGGATATTAACCAAACCAATCCGATGCGCTCCGACGTTGGCGGCAACGCTAACGGGATGAGCGGGGATATCGCAGAACGAATCCTCAGTTCATTCAAGGGAGCTCTTCGACCAAAGTAAGGAAACAATAAGAAATGCCAGATACACAGCTTGCAGCGAGCGCGCTATCGAGCGCGATTACGTTCAAGGTTCAGCAGAAGATTCTTGAGAATCTGCGAAACGTCCTCCTCTGGGACAACGATGCCTACGCTGAGCGTGGCACCTTCCTCCCAGGGTTTGACACCCTTCGCTTCGTGTCGGTCCCTGACCTCTCGGTCTCGGCCGCTTCGAGCTTCACCTTCACGGAAGGCAGCCGCCCGGACAAGAAGGCCCTGACCATCTCGACCGTTGACGTCACGACCACGCAGTACGGTAGCCTCATGGCTATTACCGACATTGCGAAGGTCAAGTCGCCACTCGAGATTGTCTCGATTGCCTCCGAGCGCCTCTCCCGCGAAGCCGGCGAAGTGCTCGATATCCTCAACCGCGACGTGATCGCGGCTGGTGGTACGGCCTTCTACGCGACGGAGTCCAACGGGGATGCCAACGCAGCCCGCAACGACATCTCGTCGACGGCAAAGCTCAAGATGAACGACCTGCGCCTCCTCCGCGCCAAGATGACCAAGGCGAACATCCCAACCTTCGGGGACGGGTTCTATCGCTTGCACATCAGCGCTGAGCAGGGCTATGACCTCCGCAACGACACGACCTCAGGGTCGAACTTCGTTGAGGTCAACAAGTACGCCACCCCGGAGACGATCCTCCGTGGCGAGCTTGGCCGCCTTGAGGGCTTCCGCATTATGGAGACCAACCGCCTGAAGACCGCTACGAACAGCGGCTCGGTAACGGTCCACCTCGGTATCGCCCTCGGCGATGTCAAGGGCTGGGGCTGCGGCGACCTCCAGACGCTCCAGACGTACCACGTTGCTCCTGGTGGGGACCACACGGACCCACTCGGCACCGAGGAACTGATGGGCTGGAAGGTCAACTACGGTTGCGCCGTCCTCTCAAACAGCTACTACTTCCGCGTGGAGTCAGCTGCCTCGGCAGTCTAATCTCCTAGCCTAGTAGGCAAACCGGGGGCCGGGTAGGGTTAGCCCTCCTGGCCCCCAAGATTAAGGGGTATAACATGGCTATTACACGTAAGGGGAGCGACCGAGCAGCGGTAACTCCTTTCGTTACGCTTGCGACGGCCGATGACCTTAATGGCACGGTGGATAACACCCAGGCCTTTAATGTCACCGGATACGAGCGAGTTATTATCGTACAGGAAAATGATGGAACTGCGGGCACAGCCGGTGTCGATGTTGTGGAATACAGCAAGGATGGCGGTGTGACCTGGGCTACGGCTACGGACGTTCTGGCCCTGGCTTCTGATGACGCTGAGGGGACCTTCATCTCCACTGGCGCCCTGAACGCTGCTGGCGTTGAACCAACCCGATTTGCAGTATTCAAGTGCGGACCATTCAGCGGGCCAACGGCAATTCGTATCGCCCGTGGCGGTACTGGCGCTGGCGGAACTGCTTGGGTTACCGGTGCTCCATCTGTCAAAGCGTTCGCTTTCGGCGGCCGCGTGGCTGCTCCATCGGCGCTAGCGTAAGTAAGGGAAGGGTAGCATGCCAAACGATCTTGCAACATTGAAGACGTCGCTTAAAACCGCGCTATCCGACCCTACGTATGTCACCTGGACAGAGGCCGAGCTTACTGAGATTCTTACTCAGAACGTAGCTCGCCTCTGGCCACGGTTCTCCTATCAGCCAGACCCTACCACCGCAACAGTCACCCTCGTTCCTGGGACAGAGTACTACAGCGTCCCGGCAAACATTCGTACCATCTCGCGCATTGAGCGCTATGACGGCGATACCGAGTACGGTACCATTGACGGATCTGTCTGGGCGTTGACCGGATCTCCAGAGCTTGGGACTGTCAAGCTGCATATCTCCCCACTTATTGCAGAGGCCGGCGGAACCCTTCGCCTTGTCGGTAACGCAGCCTGGCCACTGACCGGCGTGACCATTGGCGCAACCACCACCTACATTCCTGACGAGCTGGCCAACATCGTACTGGCCTTCTCTCGTGTCGAAGCATACCGACGTGTTGTCGGTGAGCGCGGCCGGTTCAGCGCATGGCTTGCTCGCAACCAGTCACAGAACGTCTCGGTCAACGAGCTGCTCTCCATGGTCAACGAATCAGAGTCTGCCGCCCGACGGCTGCTTGGCGAGCGACGCTCGTGGCAGGCACCTGTACCGGGGCGCCAGGGATGATTGGAGTATTCGGACAGCCACAGGGATCTGACCCGGCTCTCCGGCTTCCTATTACCTACGGTAGCATCACCCTCAACTCTGACCTGCGTGCGGCAGAGGGAGACCCGATTGATATCTATGAGATTAACTCAGTCCAGGTAAACTCCGCCTATGACTACGTCTCGGAAGTCCGACCATCAAAGGACGGCAGCGAGGCCTATGGGGCAAAGAAGGTCAACCTCAATATCCGGATCGACGGCATTATCCGCTGTGAGAATATGGAGACCCTGAACGACCGAATCAAGAACCTGGTGGCCGCCTTTGACCCCGCCCTGGTCAGCCTAAAAAATCCCACCACGTACACCCAGAACCTGGAATTTTATACCCCATCAGCGTCCGGCACAGCTACCAGTTTCACGGTATTTGGGACCAGTAAGTCAGCCGGAAACCTGGTCCGGTCATTCTACAAGGTACGACCAAAGAGCATCCCTGCCATTACCTATAGCCAGTTCAACGGCACGTCTGTCCCGTTCAGCCTGGAGCTGCTCGCGGTAGACCCACGCCGATATGCCTATACTGGTACAACCAAGACCGCCAGCGGATCAATCACCACGGCCGACCTGGGCGGAGCGACCTTTGGCTCCTGGCCTGTACTTACCGTCACGATGAGTGGCGCCGGAAACAACCATGGCGCAGGGCTACAGGACTTCAGCATTACCAGCAGCGTTACCGGCTCCAGTGTAACGCGGACGCTGACTGTCAATATGCACAGCTCGGTCAACAATGACGTCTACGTTATTGACATGGAGAAGGGATCTATTAAGAAGAACGGGACTGAGTCTCGATCACTCTATCATGCTGGCGAGTTCTGGGATATCCCGGCCTTTGCTGGCCAGACCTGGACCTATGACACGACAGGTGTTGCATCCGTGTCACTCACATGGAAACCGGCGTTCAGTGTATGAAGTACAAGGTTCGTATTTATGCCTACGAGGCCACGGGGGCCGCTGCTAGCTATGGAGTTGGAAGCCTTGTTGCGACGTTGGAAAATGCCAAGAACATTGGATATGCGGACTATGCGAACGATATTCCCGAAGCGTTCTTCACGCTCGCACAGGACGATGCTGATGCTCTTCTCGTCCGCACGTACGAGAACAAAGCGCACGTAAGGATCTACCGGGACGACGAGCTGGTCTGGGGAGGCTGGCTCGGTGAGGCGGACGCCAATACCAACGACGTCATCTACTATTGTTACGGTTACCTCTCATCCCTTTACTCCTTGCATACCGGCTACCCGCAGCAGTGGGAAGATGTGCACCCAATCAAGACTGAGACCAGCCCGGCAAAGGATGGTGTCGCGCAAGAGCTGTATAACCAGGTCAAGGCCTATTCCTACTCGCCTCTGCGCTGGACGACTGTGGGCACCTTGAGTAATCCATTTACGGATGACAACTTCACGACCAAGCTGACCATCCCAAAGTATGCTGCCTACTACAAGCGTGCGCTCTTTGTCATGCGCGAGCTGGCGGCACTCGGTGCATCAGATACGACCCAGGTCTGCCGGTTCTGGATTACCCCTGACGGCCAGTTCAACTTTACCAGCGCTCCTGCTACGCACCGTCCAGAAGCAGTGCTGCGCTGGGGGGACGACCGGGTACAGAACTTTAGCGAGCGACGGATGCCCATTGAGTTCCGTAACCAGCTTGCCTTTGTCGGGTCACGTCCAAACTCCACAGAGTCGACCATTGCAACCAACGGGGTACAGCCGATCATCGCCCCTGGAACTGGCGGTCTGCCAACACCTGCTGCTTCTGGCTACGTAGACAACCAGCTGTACCAGGTTGAGGGTGGGAATCTATTCCGTAAGACTGGTGGCTTTGGGTCAGGGTCATGGGTTGATACTGGCATCAGTGACGCCGAGCTATCGGAGTACGGCCTGCGGCAGGAATCGATTTACTATTCTTACATCCCGTCCATGTCAGACATGATGCGGATCTCTGCCCTGCGACTTAAGCGTGCCAAGCGCTATGATGTCTCGATGCAAGTATCACTTCATACCAATAGTTTCCCGTCGCCAGCGTCGTCGTCTGGCCTATGCGGCATTGGTGACACAATCCCTGTCGATATCCGATTTGGATCTACAAACGTAAACTCCAACCTCATCGTTTCCGGGTACAAGGTGATCTGGAGCAGGGAGACGGAGAACGTCCGACTTCTATTGCAGGAGGCGCCATGAGCAATAACTATATTGACGATCTGTTTGATAACCTGCGCCGCGATCCTTTTAAGACGGACCCGACGAACCAGACCTCGTACGAGCTTCAGCAGGATTTCATGGACGACCCACAGGGTCCAGAGGGCTGGATTGCTGACGGCGTTATCGGCGACAGCCAGCTAATCGATGGGTCCACCCTTGTCGGCAAGGTCGATACACTGCCCACGCTTCCTGACCCTAACGGCGATTATCCAGAAGGGAAGGTTGTATACCTTACGACTAACGGCAAGCTGTACCGAAACGACTCGGATGTATGGACAGCGGCCGTTGCCACCGTTGACTTGACTGGTCAGATCACAGGTACCCAAATCACTGATGACGCCATCACAAGTCCGAAGATTGCAGCTAATGCTATTGTCGCAGACAAGATTGCAGCCAATGCTATTACTACTGACAAGCTCAACGCTAACGCGGTGACCGCTGCGAAAATTGCAGTTGGTACTATCACTGCTACTGAGATCGCCGCTAATACAATCACTGCTGCAAAGATCGTTGCCGGGACTATTACGGCTACCGAGATCGCCAACTCCACGATTACGTCTTCAAACATTGTCGACTCAACTATCACTGGCGCAAAGATTTCTAACGCAACTATTACTGATGCAAACATTGCCAGCCTTAATGCTGATAAGATTACTGCCGGCCAGCTAACGCTAGCCCCTATGTCGGCCACTGCAATTACCTCAAGCAACTTCACGGTAACGAATACCGGTGCGGTGACCGCAAGGGACTTGACACTTATCCCTGCTACATCAGAGCAGCAAGGTATCGACGCAGCAGCTGGAGCAATTATCCTTGAGCCCCCTACGGCTTTTGGCGCTGTAACCCTAAAGGTAACAAACTCCGATGGGACAGGAGACTTTGACACTGTTGGCTTTAACTCAAGCGCGGGAGCTGCTGCAAACGCACCAGCAACGGTAGTTACTGATGCGGTGCATAACCTTAGGGCGGGTCAGTTTGTGTCGTTCCACAATGTCAATGCAACATGGAACGCCATTGACGCATCAAAGCCAATTCAAATCATCACAACACCAACAGCAACATCATTTACTGTTGAGCATTTTCTAGCCCTTCCAGCGGTTGCCTCCAACAGCGCAGGGACAATCCAAGCCTACAAGCGACTAGCAGTCCGAGCAGCTGGTGGTTTGTATGTCTACCGAAACGAAACAAATGCTGGAGACATTGCTGCTGGATCTTTGGTTCTAGGAGACAACCTTGCAGCCTATGGCAAGGACAGCCTTGCAACAGTCGCCGACGGAGAACTTGCATTTATTAAAGCGGCAACCCCGCGTTACGGCAGCGGCGCAAACCTGTACTCCAGCAACGGTACGACGAATATCAACACCTCTGGAAACCTTGTGGTTGCTGGAACGATGACGGCAACAACTATCTCCGCAACAAACTACGGGCTTGTGGCTGGAGACATCCCGACCTTGACTCTTGGTACGGATACCGCTGGCAACTATGTCGCTGGCGTTACATCTGCAAACTCACTTATTGCTGTTAGCGGCTCTGGCGCTGAGGGCGCATCAGTTGTATTAACTGGCGACCTTACCCCTACATTTACTAGCGTTTCAACAGGGACCCTGAGCGTGAGCGGTGCTGCAACATTTACAGATGACGTGAACCTTGGAAATGATACATCTGACCTAATTCGAGCAACAAACCTTTACGCCACCTCCACAATTACAAACTCACGCGACGTGAGAATTTTCTTCGGTGCAACTTCTGGGGACCGCGTTCAATGGAGGCTCTTCCAGGACTCCTCTTCACTTCGATATAAAACAAATATTGTTGACCTTCCCGATTCTGAGTCAATTCTTGATGTTGTTCCCATTACATACCACGACAAGATCCAGTTTGATGAACTTGGCGAAGAGTCCCCTAGGCAGTACGGATTCCTTGCCGAGGAAATGGCCGAAAATATTGACGGCCAATCCTACGTAGTTTATAACGAAGACGGTACGCCAGAGGCTATCCAATACAGTCGCCTTGTTATTCCGCTCCATTCCGCTATGCGAAAACTCCGGTCCCGAATTGACGACCTAGAGACACGTCTTGCCGCACTCGAGGGTAATGTTGCATGACCCGTACACAGGCTGGTCTCATCTTGGATAGGCTCGAAGAGATTGAGAAGTCTTTATCAAAAATTGAGATCGAGCTGGCTGAAACCCGGGGCGGGATCAAGGTCCTACGGGCTATTGCCGCATTCCTGGGCGTCTCCGGAATTGGCGCTATACTAGCCTGGTTGTCCGCACAGGGGAAGTAGCATTAAGGGGGATTCGCATGCGTCGAGAGGTTGCCCAGTACTGTAACGATAACCTTCACCTGCTCAACCTCAAGCAGTGGACGATCAAGGTTAGCGATGACCTACCACCGGACGACGCCTGGGCTGATGTCGAGGTAAGTGAGAACCTGTGGATTGCTACCATCCGGCTGAGCAATGACTTCTTTAAGGAGACCCCGGAAAGCCAGCGCCGCATCCTCAGCCACGAGCTGATGCACGTCCATGACGCTGGGCTAGAGCGCTTCATTAATTCCCTTGAGGGTATCCTTGGGTCCCAGACTTTTGAGCTGCTAGAAAAGGCCTGGGATACGGAGACAGAGCGTGTTGCTGAGGCACTGTCGCATGTGGTTTGCAATCTGTTGCCACTGCCAGACTTCACCCTGGCAAAGGTCCTGAAAAAGAAAGAAGCCGGAGCCCGAAGGCCCCGGCCCTAGCCCATACCGCTTGGGCTAGTTAATACTTACTTAGCTCCCCGACCATAGTCGGTTGCCGTTGGGTCGACATACTTTAATGCAACCTGGAGGCCTGCCGCTACAGCCGTAGCAATAACTGCCTTGAGTGCGTCAGGGCCAGCATCAAAGATGCTAATGCCCAGACCGAGCCATACAGCGATGGCCGTTGCTACCACCGTGCGGGCAATGTCCGCAAGTGCAGCCTTGACCTTTGTAGATACCTTAAACATTTTTATCCCCTCTCAGTTTACGCTTGAGATCATCAATCCGATCCCACAGCATTTGCCTGGCTGCGCCCCATGGCGTGCCATCCACCTGGTCTACCAGTAATTGTAGCTCCCGCTTAACTGCCTTGCCGTCAACCGGCTGTGGCAGCAGCCCCACCTTAGTTGGAAGCTTAGGGTCAGCAATCAACCGCTTTGCCTCCTCGAGAGACCTAATCCTCATGCTGGTTACCGTTGGATCTGCCTTCTCCATAAAGTCCGTGAGCGCTACATCGATGTCGCCTTCTGGTGGCCTAGGCTTAATCGAAGTCCAGATTAGGCAACGCTTGTGCGGAGCGTCTCCTTTGGACGAAGCAATCTGCTTAAACTGATCCAGGGTTACCGGCACAGCATATGCCTCTACGCCTACGCCGGACATCGTTGGGTCCGCAAACTGTGCCTTATCGTCGAGCTTTGCAAAGCAGACCATATGGCCGTACGGCTGACCCGGCTTAACCTTCTCGCGCTTGCGATGCCAGACCGACATGTATACCTTTGCTGGGTAATTCTTCGCCTGCTGCACATTGACGCCAACCACAGCACCGTCGGAGAGAGCCTTCAGCACGTCTGCCCACGACTTGGGATAACGCGCCTTTAGGCCAGCGTCCTTTGATGCCTTGGCCAACTGGGCCAACGAGGTAGGGTCAGGCAAGCCATCCCGGTCCTTGCGGCCAACCTTCTCGCCCCACTTCACACCATCGAAAGATGTGTACTTAGCTCCGGTAAGATGGTTGGATGCACACGCGAGCGTAGCCCACGCGCAGTCATCCATCCAGTTGTCGGTAACAGTCTTGGTCTTCTTTCCCTCGATGTTGTCTGTCTGGGTTACAATCTTAAGCTTGGCCATTACAAGTCTCCAATATTGTTCAGGATGTCCGGAAGATCAAAGTCATCATCTTTCGTCCACTCGTCAATGAACTTATCAAACTCGTCGTCGGTGTCCTCGATCAGCGGCTTGCCCCACTCACCACGGTGGAGGGCCAGGGCAATCAGCGCATAGTTGGCGATATCAAGGAGGGCATCCTCAAAGCTATCGTCCCCTTCGCCGGTATTTCCCTTGGTCTCGATTGGGTCAAGAATGAGCTTGCCATTCTCGAGCCGACCATTGAGCGACTGCCTTACACGTGCAAGTTTGTCGTCAGCAATCCGAGTAATGACACCATAGATTCCTTGCTGCTGGATATTGTCTGGGCCATACTTACGCTGCCGGTTGATAAGGAGCTCGAGAGCCTCCGAATAGATAACCGAAAACGTTCCCTCAAAGGTGTCGGTATATTGCCCCCCACGAGACCTTGCGGCCTCGCGGAGGGCGTTCTTTTCGTCAATGTCACGATTCTTAAACGCCCCCATACTACCCCCTAGCGGTGCTTGTTTCGGATGAGCGGCTTGAGGTGCTCGTACACATCCCGGAGGACTAGCACGTCTGCCTCGCAGTGCTCTCCGACATTCATGATCGCATCATGGTCACCAGAGATTGCCAGGTTCCAGGTATCAAAGTCAAGCGGCGTCTTTGAGTTGCCGGTCTTGAAGAAGTCCTGTACCCCTGCCAGCCGGCTCGTGCCAATACGGGCTGACGAACCCTTCGAGTAGTACATCAGGTCGACATGGACTCGGTCCCCACGGACGATCTCCTTGCCACCCTTCAGCAGGCGGGCGTTCATAAACGGAATGTCAAAGAGCTTGCCATTCCATGAGACCCACTCACCGTCATACTTCTCTAGCTCGCGAGCATAGGCGTTCACCAACTCGCTGTCGTCAATCGGGCTCTGCCCCGGGTAATCCTCAATCGAAAAGCTTGTGACATTGCCCCAAGAATCTGCAATAGATCCCCACAGCATGCGCCCTACGTGCGCCTTGAGACCTGTAGTCTCAATGTCAAAGAATGCCAGTCGCGGCCCGACATAACGGTCCTTGGGCAGATCTGCCAGAGCAAACTTCTGCTCATCTTGCGATACCGTACGAGCCGTCTCGTGGGCATCGATCTGCGCCTTGATGCGCTTGAGCCGGTTACGAACCTGGTCTTCCGTAAACGGAGTACCGAGATCCTGGGTGAGTTTCTTGGCTAACTCCTTAGCCGTTGCCCCACCGAACGAGGCCTCCGTCGACAATAGTCGGCGGTCCAAATCTAGCGTCCACAACATTGTGAACCTCCTAGCTGTATGACGGACAAGCGTCCGCCGCTTAGACTATAACAGGGTTTGCAAAAACGTGTTGACTTTGGCGGCTACCACAGCGAGTAGTTGCGCCGGGTCTTGCGTGCGTCACGGCGGTACCCGTACCTGCCGCTTACTCTCTGGACACCCTTGCTCGCCCAGACGGTAGTCGACGGCATGTCCAGGAACGCCTTGCCAAACTTCTCCTCGAGGCCACGCTCTACCTCCAGGTAGATGGCGGCCTTAAGCGCCTTACGTAGCGCCGGATCTTTTGCTCGGTCGAGCTTCTCTCTTAGATTACTAGTTACAGTAACTTGCATATAACTACCTCCTGTATCTAGATACTGGTGGACCCGGCCAGGAGTTGCACCTGGCGTTACGTCCCCGCAACAGCGCGAGACCATCTTCGCGGGCCCGGTGGCAGTGTACCAGGGTTTTGCAAAACGTGTGCAAACTTTCTGCGACCCTGTTATGCTGCTCGTCCAAGAAAGGAGTACCGCATGGAGTTCACCATCTCCGGGGCAATGGATGCCCACATCGAAATGCTCGAGACGCCGCGCGAACCTGACGGTAAGTGGCACCCCTCCAGCCTGTACGGCTGCGACCGCAAGGCGGTCTATGAGATCCGGGCTACCGTACCATCGGACGAGCGAGACCCATCGAGCAAGCGCGCCCTACGACAGGGACACATCTACCACGAGTTTATCCAGGAGGCCGTTGCCAATACGGCAGGGCTCCCGGTATACGACGAGGTAAAGATCTACTCGCCTGACCTGAACCTTACCGGTTCCGTCGACGGCGTGATCATGCTGTCACCCGATGAGGCGCAGGTCTTGGAGTACAAGACCACCAAGGCCTGGGGCTTTAAGAAGCTCGATGGCCCAAAGGAAGACCATATTGGCCAGACAAAGGCCTATGTGTATTGCCTTCGTAAGTACGGCGGAGTCCGTCGCGACGGCGAGGTGATCCCACCACTTGGGGATAAGCTCAAGTCTGTGCGGTTTGCCTACATTTGCAAGGACGACTTCGCGATTAAGGAGTACGTCCTTGAGTACGATCCATCGTGGGATGCCGAAGTGGAGTCCCGCGTTGGTGCACTTGCAGGCTTCCAGGAAACTGGCAAGCTGCCGGAACGCCTGACCGGATCAGGCGGTAAGCGCAACTGGCTCTGTGGGTACTGCCCATTCGAGACCCGTTGCTGGGAAGTAGAGGAGGACTGACATGGCTTTCGATAAGACAGCGCTAAAGGATTACGTCGATGTAGCCGAGCGACTCCGCTCGTTCTACGGCCAGTACCCCGAGGCTCGCGTCGAGACCTCGATCATCAACCTCACGGAGAACCGTGTTGTTGTACGTGCTGAGGTCTACCGCACAGCTGACGAGACTCGTCCCGCCGGCACCGGCCACTCGGCAATGAACATTCCAGGGAGCACGCCCTACACTCGCGGCAGCGAGCTCGAGAACTGCGAGACCTCGGCGGTAGGCCGGGCTATCGTTGCGGCAGGTCTGCCGTCAAAGCGCATCGCCTCTGAGGATGAGGTTGCTGCTAAGCGTGGCGGTGACGAGGTTGCTGCTGAGCCGGAGCGCCAGGGCGCAGAACGCCTAGCAACAGAGCCGATGAAGAAGAAGTTCTTTGCCATTGCCAAGGAGGCAGGCCTCGGAGCTGAGCAGCTTAAGGCATTGTCTGCCCTGGTTACCGGCCGCACCTCGTCGGCTGAGTATACCTTTGCCGACATCGACAAGCTCATTGCGGAAGTCAACACCAAGGGCGCTGCATTCCAGCAGGCCGTTGATGTTGTAAAGGTAGGCTGATGACAGACCTGCCTTACAGCAGGGAGACGGAGCAGGCGCTGATCGGGCGCCTGCTCCTTGACCCGGCGAAGATTGCCCAATTGCAGGGCACGCTTCGTGGGGACTACTTCCACGTACCGGAGTTCCGCGAGGCATACGACCAGATGGTAGAGCTGACCCGCAAGGGTAAGTCCGTTGATGTCGTTACCCTGGGCGGAGATCAGCAGGTATTGTTTGACGCCATCCGTGAGGTAGGCGCCGGCTATACCGCACCGGTGGAGGAGTACGCCACCATCGTCCGTAACCTATGGTTCAAGCGACAGATCGTCATGATGGCTGCGCGGATTAGCCGCCAGGCCAATACCGATAGCGGCTCAGAGGAGTTGCTTGCCGGGGTATCCGAGGAGGTCTCTCGACTATCCACGGATGCCGACGGTGGCAAGTTGCTGAGCCCGACACAGGCGGTCAGTGAGTACCGGAAGGCAGTAGAGGCACGCGCCACTGGCGAGCCGGGGCTCTCGTATGGGCTGGCAGCCCTAGATAAACTGGTACAGCCCGCCAAGGGTGGCGACATGATTGTCATTGCAGCGCGCCCATCCGTGGGTAAGTCAGCACTGGCAGTCCAGATCGCCGACCATTGGGCTAGGGTACAGAGCAAGCCGATCCTCTTCGCCTCGCTCGAGATGTCCGTCAATCAATTGCTCGACCGGGAAGTATCTCGTGTCGGTAATATTGACGCGACGAAGGTGACGCGTGGCCAGCTGAACCTTGAGGAATCCGCAGCTGCCGACGAGGCGCTACGGTACCGAGAGCGTTCCAATATCTGGTATCTCGACGACCCTCATGGTACGACAGCCACGCTACGAGGCGCTGCTGCCAAGGTCAAGATGGTTGCCGGTGGGATCGGCGGCATTATTGTGGACTACCTTCAGATCCTCAAGGACGAGACAAAGGAATCAGAGGTACAGCGGGTGACAAGAATTTCTCGGAACCTCAAGGCCATTGCTCGCGAGTTTGATGTGCCGATTGTGGCGCTCTCTCAGCTGAACCGATCAGTCGAGCTGCGCGACGACAAGCACCCCAAGCTCTACGATCTGCGGGAGTCCGGCGCGATTGAGCAGGATGCCGATCTCGTGATGGGAATCTATCGAGAACTCGGCACCGAGACAGTCGAGCTTGATATCCTAAAGAACCGGCAGGGTCGCGTTGGTCGTGTCACCCTGGGGTTTGATTTGGAGAGGGTGGCATTCCGTGGCTAAAGATCAGAGCCCATCTACTCGCGGCCGGTTGGCACGACGCAGGGGCATAGAGTTTGAGCGCCGCATTGCGAAGCGCCTTGGGCTCCAGCGCGTCGGCCACTTTGGCGGCAAGCCAGATGCGGCAGGTCGGTTCCTCGTCCAGTGCAAGAAGGGCACCGGGTACTGGAGCGACCGCTATTGGAACTGGATTATGGAGATGCCGGAGACAGGCGTAATGCGCCTGCTTGCGGTAGCTGATAATCCGAAACCCGGCGAGCAGACTAGGGTTATGATTGTCTGCGACCTGGAGGATTTCTCCAGGCTAGTAAATAAGGAGGGCGAAGATGCCTGAGAAGAAGAAGCTCACTCAGCTTGTCGGTCGTGTCGGCAAGGATCCGGTCGAGAAGCAGGCCGGGGAAAACAATATCGTTGAGTTCAGCATTGCCGTAAGCAATTCATACGACGATGGCGACAGCACCTGGTATCAGATTGCTGTGTTCAACGAGAACCTCAAGAAGCCGGTACAGGAAGCCATCTACAAGGGCGCCACTGTGGCAGTAGAGGGCAGCATCAAGAGCCGCGAGGTTCAGGGCAAGGTCTATCACAATGTTACCGCATATAAGGTCGGCGTTGTTTCCTGGGTGAAGCGCGACGCATCGGCAGGCGGTAACGATAACCTTCCGTTCTAATGTCGGTGGCGTTCTTTGCCGAGATCTGGGGCGATAGCTCCGGCTTCGGCGAGATCCGCATGATCCGCAAGGGTCGGGATGGCAGGCCTGAGATTCGGCAGTCGTGGCATGAGCTGAACGATACCGGTCTCGGCCTGCTGGCCGCCTCTGAGGCTGCCGGCCGGCACTCAGCTGAGCACTGGGACGTGTACTACGGGGTGGTGCCACGTACCGGTCGAGGTGGTACCGCTGCCCACTGCCCGGATAAAGTCCGGGTCATCTGGGCTGACGTTGATGCCAAGAACTTCTCCTCCAAGGAGGAGGCCTTCCGGGTTATCTCCGGCGCCCGGGTATCCCCCTCGGTCATCGTTGACTCCGGCAATGGCTACCATCTTTACTGGCTGCTCCGGGAGGAGATCGCATCTCCGACTGCGACGGTCATCATGAAGGGTATCGCCAAGTCCATCGGCGGGGATGCCGTTGCTGATATCCCCCGGGTATTGCGCGTACCGGGCACCTCAAACTGGAAGCGCGAGCCTCTGCCGGTCAGGCTGCTGATGCTTGATAGCCGGGCACGCCGGAGCGTTGACGACTTTGCACCCGAGATCCGGGCAGCCGAGGCCGCAGTGCGCCAGCCTACGAGGCTGTATACCGGCGAGCCGATGCCCCTAGAAAAGCTGCCGGGATGGCTGACCGAGATTATTATTAATCCGGCGCCACGTGGCGCTAGGTCGGAGACGGCCTTCAAGGCCTGCCTCTGGCTCGCCCGGTATGGGTGGAGCGATGGGCAGATCGAGCAGTTGTTCTTGCAGCACCCCACTGGGGTGGGCGAGAAGTATGCCGAGCGCCGGGATGGCAGCCGATGGTTGGCCACCACGTTGCGGGCAGCGAGGAGTGTACGATGACCGACGAAGCACAGGATAAATATCAGCGCCACCTGGAGGCAGCCGAGCAGCTCGGTCGCATCCTGGAATCCCAGGCCACGGAGTTTGCCCGGCTTGTGGCATCCGGCACCAGTACCTGGGCAGCCCAGAAGCTCTGCGATACTGAGTACGCAGTCCGTCTCGAGATTGCCAAGGCCAACCTCGACATCAGCCGAGCCCGGCTAGTGGAGTGCTCATGCCGCTGAACCCACCGGCTCCCGACAAGCGTGCCTCAGTAGAGCAGCGCCTCTCCCGGATTAATGTCAGCCCGGCATTTATCCTTGGCCAGGTCACCGGCGCACTCATTGTGCTGCTGACTATCCTCATCACCAGATAATAAAAAGCCCCGGAGCCGAAGCTCCGGGGCGGAGACCAGGTAGGAGGAAACCTGGTCGGTTGATAACGCTAGCAGCTCCTCATGCTGCGTGCAGTGTCAGCGGCAGGCCTCGCATCGTACCGGTGGTCGACCTCGCTTGCCGGTAGGTTCAATTTCTCCGCCGCATCCCAGGCATCCCGACTTCGTTGTCGAGTTGCCGGTATCAAAGCTGACCCGCTGCCACTCGAAGCAGGGAGCTAGCTCACCGGCCTTGATCTTGTCAACGTACTTGCCGCATACAGGGCAGTCGCCATGAAGATCTGCGTTCTCCCACTTTGATGGCTTCAAGATCTCGACTTCCATAGAACCTCCATTCCGGGGAGCTGGCACACTGGCCAGCCCCCCACTCTCGTTGACTACGCCTTGACCGGAGCCTTCTCGCTGATCGGCAGCCCATATGGGCAGCGGGTCTTGTGGAACCCTAGAGTGCTGAACGACATGTACATATGTTCATGGTTACCATCTAGCACAGCCTTCCGGCAATCGACCTGGTGGTACTCTTCGTTGATACGATCTCGCTCATACCGTGCCAGTCGAAGCTTTGCGAAGAGGTCGCGATGCTTCTCGGACTGGCCTGGCTTGATCCGCTTGACTCGGAGGTTGGCTACCGAGACATCCCGGTTGAGCTGGCAGCGAAGCTTATAGAGATCAAGAGACCTGAGCATGAGATCGAGCTTCTCGCCGGTGTACTTCCGCTTATAGCTCCGGCGAAGCTTTGGCAGGTGGCCGATCTCTTGATCGAGCTGCTCGTTGTACCGGGCAATGATTTCCCGGATCGTCTTCTTCTTGGCCTTCATAGTTCCTCCTATGTTAACCCCCCGGAACCGCCGGGTCGGGAGCTCTGTGCTCTGATACAAGTATAACCGGCACTTTCGGTTTTGTCAAGTCGTGCTCAAATCCAGGGATTGTTACAACATTGTAACAATTGCCATGTCACTAAAACGGTAGGCCATCGTCCTCCTTCTCCGGCTCGGCGCCGGTAATCTCGAGCGCCTTCTTGATGCCATCCCGGACGCCGGATTCATAATGATAGGCATTGACCCCACTGCCATTAGTAAGGGCTTTCATCATCGCGGCACTGGCATCCGTCAGGGCTACCGCGAGCTTCTTAACCTGGACGTTGCGCTTGTTGAGCATGACCTCGACTTGGAGAAGTCGCTTATAGTCGTCCCGGGAAATTAATACCCGGCCATCCATATAGTCCTGCGCTTTCATTATAGTACCCCCCTAATTGCAGCGTCAGCGATCTCAGACCAGACCACGCTCTCGAGCGAGGCCAGGATGAGGGCTTCCGATGGGTTGACCCGATCCGGGTTGTGGAAGATGCCGACCTCGTAATATTCCTCAGCCCGCTCGCGGAGCCAGTTGCCTACCTCTGTGGCTACGCACTGGAGCTCGAAGTCGGTCGGTGCTACCGGCAGCATGCACCACCGGGTAATCTCCTCGTCTACGCGTTCCGAGATGGTATCCAGGCCATGTGCCATGTCCTGTTCCGGATGTCGGAGGATCTCGACAACTGCTGCGGTAAAGTCGTTAAGCCAGACCGTTTTAAAGAGTTCCTCCCGGTTAACCTCGACTGAGCATCCCAGTTCCTTGACATATTCTCGTGCCATTAGAACCCCCTGCACTTCTGGTCAATCCCGGCGGAATTGATCCCTGACTCCATCTTAAAGTCCCCGATCTGCCTTGTCAAGAGCGGATCTGCATCTGCCCCCACCGGCACGCCACACCGTACGCAGGCTGCCACCCGGGAGCTGAACGTATCTTCATCCCACTTGCCGAGTTTGTGTCCGTTCTCCTCCATCATCCTGGTCGCGTCGTCCACCATCTTCTCGAGCCGGTCAGCATCGCGCTGCCGTAGGCTATCTCGTATCATTGTGATCCCTCCCATATACTTTGACTGCCAGGCCATCTGCACGTAGGGCTGCAATCAGTGCCACAGCGTGCTCAGTGCTCTTGATAATAATCATTGCGTGTCGTTCCTCCCCGATTATTTCTTGAAGTGCCTCGCGCCCCCGGTTACCCCAGGGTCGGGATGGTGCTGCCACCGAGACAGCACCATCCCCCATGACTACAACAATCTCAGCATCAGATCCCCTCATTGTTTACCTCGGTCAAGATGACGATGAACGTCACCAAGCCCGCGCCGATTGCTGCCAGTGCCATGTACCCTGTTGCTGCCGGGTTATTAGCCTCGGCGGCGGAAAAGATGAGCATGTCGAGCACAAACAACACCCATGCCGCCAAAAGAATCTTCTTCTTCATCACTGCACCTCCAGGGAGATGGCCTCGCCCGCCGCAATATCCCAGATCGAGCGCTGCTTGTTTGCGTAACCGAGGCGGATGGCTCCATCGCGATCCGGCATCCAGAGGCTCGGATCGAGGTGGATGTCACCAAACTCGTCGACCCAGGCACCGACATTGCTTACACCGTACCGAGCTCCGATACCCTGCATCAGACTCGTCAAGGTGAGATCGCTCAGGTCGGCTACCCGGTCGGCAGTGATCACAAGGGCGCTGCCCTCGACCGCTCCCACCCAGTACCCACCCCGGTCATCCGGGAAGACTTCGTGCAAGGTTGCTGCGTTGTAGGTTCCGCCACCGTTCTTGAGAATGTTCTTGACCAGTTTGTCGCTCATTAGAATGTCTCCTTCAACTTCTTTGCCTTCCGGTCAAGGCGACCGGCAGCCACCACGAGGTCAGCGATGTCCTTGTACAGCGCCTGGAAGACGCAGTGCGAGTAGTCGCCACCGAAGTAATGCTCCGGCAGGTCGGCGTTGTGGGCTCCGACGATCTGCCCCAGGAACTTGATCTCATCCTGGATGAGGGTGAGCCGGTCGCTCACATGACGCAGGTCGATCTCGTCCCTGCTCTTGATCTCTCGCTGCTCGTCGCTCACTTTGACTCCTCCTCTTCCTCTGCTGCCACCTCGGTGATCGCACCGGTCTCAATGGCCTGGGTGATCGCCTTCTCGGTCGACGGTGACGTGCCGATGACGACGACGTCAATGCCGAGCGCCGTAGCGAAGTGCCGGGCTCGCATAATCTCTTCCATGCTCATGACTTCCTCCTTGCTGCTGCCGGCAGGGGGCACAGCGCCCCCTGCTACGACCACTTTAACGGTTGCCGCCTTACTTGTCAACCGGCACCTCCTTGAATGATGCCTGACCCCAAGCCACCGAGAACCGGTAGGAGTCAAAGCGCTCGTTGTCGGTCGCGAGGATGACCATCAGCCGGGCTGCGTAGATCGCGTTGACCTTGGCAAGCACCTCCTCGATCAGTTGATGATCCCGGTCGCCCAGGGTAAGCCCTCCGAGGCTCTTTGCCTTTCTGAGCTCCGTCGTCACCTCTGCCCGGGCTGAGCCCAGGGTTGCCAGTTTGATGTAGTCCTTCTTGCTCATTGCCATGATCTCTCTCCTCTCTCTGCTACCGGCTTACAACCACGCCGGGAGTGGGTCGCCCTCGCCGATGAAGGTGATCGCTACGGAGCCCACCATGGGCGTGTCCATCAGGTCATCCACCAGGAGGCTGCGGATCTCGTCCAGGAGTAGTTTGCCGTCGTTCTCCGGGTCAGCCGACCACTTCTGAAGGTAGTCCATGTGATCCTCGTAGAAGTCGGTGCCGACCTCCTCGTCGCGGCGCTTGGTCAGCGTCCCGATGGCCAGGGCGTAGTTCTCCTCGTAGGAGACGAAATTCTCCCCGTCGCCGTAGCGCACGACCACCTTGTACCGGTTGCCGCTCTTGAGCGCCTCGAGTTGTGCCTCCAGGCTCTTGATCTCCTGCTCTGCCTGAGTCATGTGCTCCTCCTTCTCCGGCACTGGTGCCGGCTCTACTGCCTTGGGCTCCAGGACTGCCTCGCCCTGGCGAAGCGTCCAGATCATGTACCAGACCCGCCAGTCCTGCGAGGTGCGGGACTTGGTGAGGACACTGGCGTGGCGCTTGCAGACCGGCACCTGCGTTCCGACAGCGGTGAGCCCGGTGTTGCGGACTCGCCAGGAGTTGCCGGTCTCCTCCTTGGTCTTCGTCCAGATGTGGCTCGCGGGCTTGCCGCAGTGACCGGTGCTGCGACCCTCGAGCCGGTAGTTAGGGATGTGCTGATTGATCGAGATCTTGCAGTTGTCACTCCACATGGTTGCCTCCTTGCTGCTCCTGCCTGCCCGGGGCACAGCGCCCCGGGCTCCGGCTGAAAAGTACTTTTTAGTAGAGCCGGCTGCGCTTGGCGATGTCCACAAATGCGACCGTGTCGAGGTCGAGGAGGATCTCGCTGATGGCTCCCTCGACTGCCAGGAACTGCATCTCGTCCAGGTTCTCGATCATGCGCTCCGTGTCGATGTCTCCCTCGCTCCAGTACTTGACCGGCTGAAAGGCGAGGAGGTCGCTGCACTGAGCGACCACCGACTCGCCGGTGACCTCGAGGACGATCTCCCAAGCCTCAATGAGGGCTTCGGTTGCCTCGAGGTGCTGCCCACCCATGACCTGGTCGTCAAAGACGATGGTGTTTGTGAAGATGATTCCGTCGCTCATGGTGTCCTCCTTGCTTGCCGGGTCTGCCAGGGGCGAAGTGCCCCCGGCTGAGACCACATTAACGGTTCCGGAGCCGGTCGTCAAGCCAGTGACTCCCGGCTGCCGAAGATGACCTGGCGGTTGCGCTTGCCCACCTCTTCCCGGGCTGCGTTGAGCCGTCGGGTCTTGGTGATCAACTTCGCCTTCCGGGTCTGGTCGGTCTTGCCGTAGTAGTACCGGTTGTCGACCACCTCCTGCTCCGGAGTCCGAGGGAAGATGGCGTCCGGGCTGACAGCCAGGATCTGGGCTCGGCGCTCCATGACTCCGGCGACGGTGATGCTCTTCTCGTAGTCAGCGATTGAGCCCTCGAGGTCAGCGACCTGCTCCTCGAGGCGCTTGATCAACTTCGCCAGGTCTTTCTCCGGCATCGTCGGGAGTAGTTCTGCCTGCTTTGCCTCGTTCATCTGACCCTCCTAAAAAGTACTTTTTCGCCGGCTCCAGGGGGCTCCCCGGAGGCTACGACGAGCAGCGGCTCCCGCTGTCTTGGTACACATTAAGGGTTGCCGGGCTCCTTGTCAACAGGGTGGTGGACAGGCATGGAGACCAGGGCTCAGGGTGCCAGGTTCAGGGGGTATCTACCGTCCTCTCTCTACGTCCCAAAGCACCCCGGTCGTCACCACCTGATCCTTGGAGCCCCAGGGTCAGCACATGGTTCCGATAACGAGTGTTATGTGATGAGCCGCCGGAATTCCAAGATCTTTGCCTCGGGGGGGATGGGGGTCTCGCCTCACAGATCGCTCAGGTGTGGTTGGTACCTTGTCACAGACGCAGGCCCAAAAGGTGTCCATCACCCTGTCTGGCAGCTGCCGTCATCAAAAGTGAGCAAGATTCCGCCCCGACGGTTATAATTCCTCCTGTATCTAGATACAAGTAGTATCTAGACAGTATCTAAGTATATATATAATCTAAGCTATAGCTAGAATCTAGATACAGGGGGGCCCCATGGGTAACAAGACACCAGCGTGGCAACGTAAAGAAGGCCAGAACCCGAAGGGTGGGCTGAACGCGAAGGGGCGTGCGTCCCTACGTGCTGCCGGCCAGGACATCAAGGCACCAGTCAAGAGTGGTGATAACCCCCGACGTGCCTCCTTCCTCGCCCGAATGGGTGGGGCACCTGGTCCAGAACGTGATGCCAAGGGAAAGCCGACCCGGCTCCTGCTCAGTTTGCAGGCCTGGGGGGCCAGTAGCAAGGCCGACGCCAAGGCAAAGGCCAAGGCGATCAGCGCAAGAAACAAGAGCAAGGGGGCATAATGCCAGGGAAGAAGCTCGGTCTCTACGAGAACATCAATGCCAAGCGGAAGCGTATCGCTGCCGGATCTGGCGAGAAGATGCGGAAGCCCGGAAGCAAGGGGGCACCTACGGCCAAGGACTTCAAGGACTCGGCCAAGACCGCGAAGAAGCGGAATGCTTGACGAGATCCTCGACCAGGAGAACATCCCTCTAGAGTCGGGGGTCCATCCTTCCGGCGCCCTGTGCTGGCACCGCTGCTTCAAGAACGACCAGAAGTTTATCTTCGGTCTGGACTCCAAGAACGGTGGTGGGTACTACCTGAGCCGGGATGGGGAGATGGTCGCGCACGGGAGCAAGTCCGCTCTCCTCAGTGCACTGGAGCGCTACGGCCTGCTCCACGAGATTGACCCGAAGGTCACCCAGCGGATCTTCATGGACGTCCGTTGCTAGCATTCCTGCGCGACCTAGCGGTGATGGTACTCATCGTGGTCGTCCTGTTCGCGGCGTGCACCCCCCTAGCGAGCAAGCCTCCACTGGCGAGCGACCCGCCACCGACGCAGGAGGTGGTCCCCGCTAGTACCCCTACTCCTGTAGCTGAGTGGTCGCTTGCGGGCAAGGCTACCTGGTATGATGCCTCGAAAAACTGGGCCTGGTATACGCAGAAGGTCCGACCAAACGCAGAGAAGTACAACCAGCAGGGGGCACCGTACGCATTCTACGCGGCAGCTAGCCCCAAGCTCCGGGCGCTCGCCCCATTCAGCTGGGGTAAGGAGCCGTACCAGATTGTCGTGACGAACAAGAAGAACGGTCGGTCGATTATCGCCTGGGTAGTTGACACTTGCGGATGTGTTGGTGGCAGTATCGTGGACCTTGCACCGGCAGCCTTTACCGCACTGGGGGTACGACTTGGGATCGGCATCCAAACTGTGGTTGTCTCACGTTACTACCCAACAGTTACTGCAAGCGGCAGATAGGCGAGGTACAATTCCCGGCATGGCAATTGCCAAAATACTGTAAGGAGAAATTTCATGGTTGCACGTAAAGACTCAGTCAAGGTTCCAGGACCAAGCAGGGACAAGCCACAGCCAAAGCCGCCAAAGCCAAATCCAAAGGGCGATCCTAGGCGCCGTGATGTTCCTAAGGTCCCAGCACCAAAGCTTCCTAAGCCGCCAAAGGCCGATCCAAAGAAGCAGGAAAAGTTTAAGGAAGCACCAAAGTCGTTAGGGAAGCAAGTCGGCGCTCTGGCTGCAAAGGCCCAGAAGTATAAGTACATGAACGTGATGGGACCAGCTGGTCCAGCGCCTAAGCCAACGCCGAAGCCAAAGCCAGGTTCAGGGACGTTCCCAAAGCGTTATGAAGGTACGCCTACTCGAACGCTTCCGCCAAAGCCAAGGCCAAAGCCTGGTTCGCCACGACGCGGTACCCGCTAAATGGCACCAAAGCTACCACCAATGGGCATGGCCGGGCTGACCGGCCTTACCGGTGTTCCTAGGGGTGCCGGTGGACCACAGGTTGGTCCATCGACGCCTATTGGCCCGATGAACGCTGAGGAAGCGGATTATCTTCAGTCCACAAGCAACACAAACATTAGGGGAATCCCTGGTCGCGGTGGTGCGCCAACGGCAGGACCGCTAAAGGTTGGTCAGCCAAAGACTCCAGCCGGAAGTGCTTCGGTCTTTGCCCCATTTGGTTTTGATGCCAAGGGTAACCCAATCACGACCCCACCCCCAGGATGGAAGTACTTCAACTGGGAAGGTATGCCTGTTGCCCCTGCACCAGCAACTGGTGGATGGAGCGAGGCTGACCGAGCCCAGGCAGTCTTCGGTCCAGAGGCACAGGCCCCCGACTTCGCCGATACCGGCGGAGAAGGCGCAGACATGTACGAGATGGGGCTGATCCCACAGGACCAGATCTTCTTGCCAGTGGGCGCAAAGCTTACTGTTCCACTGACCCCAGAATCAAAGGTAAAGACAAAGTCCAAGGTTGGTAAGGTCACCATGCGACGCAGTGGCGGTAAGATCGCCCGGTAAGGAGCCCCGTGGCTAAATTCGGATCTGACTCACAGTACCAGTACGGGCAGAGCCTGTATGATCCATACAAGAACCTTCGACGGCCACGCGCTGCCTTAGGCTCGTTGCTTGGCACCCAGCGTTATTCGCTAAAGACTGGCGATACCGCAAACAAGGAAAAAGTTGGAATGGCTGTTAGTGCATTCCGTGGGATCTTTGGGACCTCGTCAAACTCCGCAAGCGCAACAACCTTTGAAAAGGCAGTTCAGAATGTCAATGACCCGCTCTCGCTATACAGCCTAGCCTCTCAGCTAGTTGTTGGCCGACGGAAGTACCAGCTTGCCCAAGGTGGATACGGGGCAACGTCCGGCACCAGGGCCGCACAAGGTGGCGGAGTATACGTTCAGAACGCCCTGAAGAATATCCTTGGGCTAAAGTGGGACTATAAGACTAACAAGTATACGGGGTGACCATGGCTGAGATTGATCCGGTATCGAGGGCCGGTTACGGTAAGCCAGGGTACTGCAAAGTCTGTAGCTTCTCGGAGGTCGATGCAATCAATGACCGACTACAGAAGGGCTGGAATGCTCGCCAGGTCAATGATTTCGCGAAGCAGTTTGGCGTACGCTTCAATCGCCAGACGATCTATGCACACAAGGCCCATGCTACTGATCCGCGTGATAAGGTCATTGCTTACGCTGAGCGCACGAAGGCAGTGGCCCCGATCCGCACCGGCACGACGGACCAGTTCCTCGAGGCGGTCAGGGACATCGGGCTCCGCCGGATCGAGCAGACACCAGACGAAGTAACTCTGGACCATGCGCTAAAAGCTGCTACAATCCTATCTCAGAAGAAGGAAAAGCAGACCAATGTATTCCTAATGTTGGCCAAAGTGGTCACGGGAAATACTGGCGAGATAATCGTTGGTCAAGCAGAGGAGATCGAAAATGAGTGAACCGTTGAAGCTCCGTGTTCTTCGCAAGGTCGAGGGCCTTGACGAGCGAACCTACAACTATTTTGTCGGGACCAAGGACCTGGTCGCCGGGCAGTTTGTCAAGGCAGACAGCTCGTGGGATGACTGGGCAACCCAAGAACTGATCAAGGCCACCGTTGGCTGGGCAGTTGCTACCCCTGAAGGTGAAGTGCTTGCTGAGTTCAAGACTGGAATCGAGGCCACTAATGCTGCCCTCGGCGCAAAGATTGATATCAAGCGCTCCGTAAGCCTGGATAGCAAGCCGGCAGTCGAAGAGGTTGTCGAGGCCAAGCCAGAAGTTCAGAAGACCAAGAAGAAGGCCTAACATGGCAAAGCCCAATACGGCTGAGCCATTCCTTCCGGACGAGCGCGTCGCTCGGCTACGTGACCGCGTGGTCAAGGAGCTGGGTATGCCTGATGACACCATTGTGATCACCTATGTGGTCCCGGAAAAGAACGGCCAGGGCCCTTGGGCGATGTTCGGCGTGCTTACCGCAGCACCAGAACCGCACCAGAATCCCTTCATGACGCAGGGTTCGTGCTATGTTGAGGCCTTCGAGGAGAAGGATCGGCACTATAAGCACTTCGTTGGTGTCCCAGACCCTGCCTTTAGCATCCTAAAGATCGCTGCAAAGGCCCATAAGGAGCGCTGGAACAACATGGTGGGCATGTCGAATGGCTAGGACTGGTCAATTTTCTGGTCCTACCGAGCCATTCCTGCTTCCGGTCTCAGTCCTGAAGCCACCGAACAATGCACGGGCGGGTATTGAGTTCTCCGAAGAGCTTGATGACTTTGCCACAAAGCTCTCAGACAATGAAAAGTACGAGCTCCAGAAGGATATTGAGGACATTTATGCTCTCCTCGAGCAGATCCGTAGCCAGAAGGGCGTCCAAAAGTATACGGTTGGTAGCTCTGGGACTGTGAGGTTTGGTTGAGCAATGAGGAAATCCTTCAGGCCCTAGCGAACGGGAGGAAGGACCCAGTCGTTTTCTTTGAGCAGGTGCTCGGTATCCGAGTAAACCATGCCCAACGACGCTGGTTGTCCCTGATCAAGCCCGGAGAGGACGGCTGGCAGTGGCGGTACAAGACCGTTATTCACGTTGCGGCCAACCAGATTGGTAAAACCCTGGGCGTAGCGGGGCTTTTGCTCTGGGCTGCAAACTACAAGATCGGGAATGACCCCAAGGATGCCCAGGCATGGCTCAATAGCCCCTACCTGGTGATCCATGTGGCACCAAAACAGCAGCAGGCCTACCTTCCGCTCAAAGATATTGCCATGATCATCAAGGGAACTCATGCCGCGCAGAAGCTTCCGGTACGGGTACCAGAAGGATTCGCCCGGGAGACCAAGGTTGAGACCTATTACCAGGGGCTCGAGCTCTGGAACGGAGCAGTTATCCAGTTCCGTACCTCAGAAGACAAAGCACAGGCCCTCCAGGGCTACCGCTGCTCGCTCATCACCTTCGACGAGGTAGGCTTTGAGACCCACTTGAAGGCAGTTGTCTACGAGACGCTCATGATGCGCCTTATCTCTACCGGCGGCCCGATCCTCATGGTCGGAACCCCTAACGGCATGACCGAATACTACGAGTTTGTCACCGAGATCACCACGCAGGGGCAGGAGCTGGGCGACCGGACCTGGGAAAACAAGGATTCTGCGCTCTGCTGGAGCCATGTCACCGATAACGTTGGCTACGGTATCTCTCAGGAAGAGGTCGAGCGCATGGAGGCGAACCTCGACCCAGCAACCAAGGAGCAGCAACTACGCGGTGCCTTCCTTGAGCCGGCAGAGGCCTTCTTTACCCCGACTGAATCCATGGTCAAGGCCTTCAAGGAGGACCTCATGGACGTCGAGATGCCAAAGGCCGGCCATGTCTACGCAATCTTCTGGGACCCGAGCGTATCCTCGGACCCTACCGCCTGCATTGTCCTGGATGTGACGGAGAAGACCTGGCGCGGAGTCAACTTCAAGCACTACCTGAAGCCCCCGCCATTCACCCAGCTCATCTCGGATATCCACGCCATGCACGCGTTGTATAATTCCGATGGGGCACGGGCAACTACGGGATTTGATTCGACCTCCATGGGCGGTGCTATCGTGCGCCAGTCCCTGTCAGGGCTGCACCCCCAGCGCCCAATTAACTTCGGTGGGCCAACGACCAAGATCACCTCGCTAACAAACCTGCGGGCGGCCCTGGTCGAAAGGCGGATCATTCTGCCGGCCTCATGGTATCGTCTGAAGCGGGAGATTCTGAACTATCGGCTGAAAGATGATAAGATTGCACAGGACTCTGTAATGGCACTTGTTGGTGTTTGTGATATGGCTTCTCGCGGCGTTGGGGGAACCCAGCGTTCTAGGATTGATGTATCCGGTAGAGTTGCTGTGATTGGAAGGCGGTAAACGTGGCGGAAGACCTTAAGCTGCAAGATATGGTTGACGCAGCTGAGATCCAGATTATGGCGCGCGAGCGCTATCAGTCATCCGACTCATATCAGGCACGACTCAACTCTAAGTACCGACGCGCCCACAACCTCTATGCCCCGCTCTACGGAGACCAGTGGCCAGAGGATGGTGTTGCCCGACCAGGTAAGATCCACATGTCCGTCAACATCGTGAAGGCCGCTGTCGACGTCGACTCCCGACTCCAGTCCCTCCTGCCACGCATCTCCCTCGACCCGGAGACCATCGCGCTCGAGGACCGAGCCCGAGCAGAGTCCGCAGAGAAGATGATGATCCAGTTCCTCGAGATGTCGGGCTGGGATGTCTGGCTCTCCGACCTTGCTAAGACGAAGTGCCTGTACGGCAAGGGCGTCCTCAAGCCATTCTGGAACAAGGAAGACAACCGCCCAGACGTCACGGTTATCGAGAATCCATCCAACCTCCGCATCGGGTACGGCTCGAGCGACTACCGCATCATTGACTGGGCGATCTACGAGTACCTCCTCTCGCCTCTTGCCGCCTCGGCCCAGTTCCCGGGTGTGAAGATCGAGAAGACTGGCGACCGAAAGAACCCGTACGCTGTGGTGAAGGGCTACGACCACGCTGACCCACTCCAGACCAAGCCACTTCCAAGCACGACCAATGGCAAGGATAATATCCGCACCCCATCGCAGCGTGTCCCCTCAGCCTACGAGGACAACCAGGTCCGGGTCTGGGACTACTGGTACAAGGATCAGAAGGGCGACGTCTATAACGCTACGCTCATCGAGGGGACCCTTGTTGATGGCCCAAAGAAGCACCCGGAACTTGCTGATGTTCCGTTCATCGTTATCGAGAACGACCACGAGCCAGCATCCCCAGAGGGTATCGGTACTGCCGAACCAATCTACGACCTTCAGATTGAGCTTAACCGTGCGATCAGCCACTGGGCTCAGCTTGTTGCTGACGAGATCGATCCAAGCTGGCAGCTGACCGGCGAGAACGCTGACTCTATCCCTGGCGGTATCGTGCCAAAGGCCGGCGAGATTGTTGCGGTCGGCGCAGGAAACCGTATTGAGCCAATCGCCAAGACCATCAACCAGTTCCCAGTACAGCAGTTGATCGAGCAGATCTTCAATCTCTTCCACCGCGTCACCGGACTCTCTGAAGTTCTGTTTGGCGCACCAGGTGGATCGCAGACCTCCGGCCGCGCACTGGCGGTACAGGTTGAGGCAGCAGCGAACCGACTTGATCCAAAGCGCCGTCGCTTGTACCAGGGCCTCCGCGAGCTCCTAGTCTTCTGGACGTTCATGGCTGAGAAAGTCAACCCGAAGTTTGCAGTGGAGGAGACCGAGACTGGCGAGAAGCTCTATGCCGGCCTTGCCGACATCTTCACTAACCTCAAGCGCTGGAAGATCATTGCCCCAGAGATCACGCCACGAGACGTCATCGAGAATACGACGAACACGATTAACAAGGTCAACTCCAAGCTGATCTCGCTCCGCACCGCGATGGACGAGCTCGGCGTTGACTCACCAGAGGACGAGCTCAAGACTATCGAGATGGAGCGCTCCAACGCCCACCTCTTCCCAGGCGACGTCCAGGCATGGGTTGCTGTCGTGTCGATGATCCAGCAGATGCAGGCACAGCAACAGGCAATGTCCCAGCAGCTCTCCCAGGTCACCGGTACCGAGCTCCCACCCGGAGGCCCAGGTCAGCCAGGCGCCGGCATGAGCGAGCAGGCAGCCGCTGAGGCTGCTGCGGCGCAGTCCCAGAACGATCAGTTTGCGATGCAGCCACAGGGCGAGCAGGGAGATAACGCAGAGTCTGCTGCAATGCCAGCCACTGCTGCTGGTGGTCCGGCCCCGGCCGGTAGCAACCAGAGCAACACGACGCTAATCCGTAACACCCCAACTGGTGGAGCCACCACGCTCCAGCAGACCGTCATCCGGAGGTAGTAGATGGGTCGCGCAAGTTTCGGCGGAGCATCAGACTACAGCAGCGTATTTGCGGGGCTGTATAACCAGGCTGCTGGCGAGCGCCGATCACAGATTGATAACGCCATGAACGAGGCCAAGCGCGTCGCGCAGGCTGAAGATGAGTCCCTCATTGAGGCCTGGAAAAAGGGAACCGTTTCTGACGCAGAACTTCTTGAGCGACTTGCAATGCGCCGAGACGAGGCGATGGATGACGTAGACAAGAATGCTTTTTCCAGTCTCTACAACGAATACAAGGAAGCTATCGCGGACGGCAAGGCCAAAGTTAAGTTTGCTAATAACCCTGCTGGACTGATTGCCTACTACCAGAAGAAGCTCAAGGGACTTAACCCAAACTCTGCCGGATACCGACGAGCGCAACTCGAAATTGTTGATTTGCAAAAGTTGCTAACTCCAGATAATGATGGTCGAAAAAATACACCAGCAACCTTGACAAAGATTCAGTCATTTGTTGATGACGAGACCGACTATAAGCTCCTGCTCGTCCAGGCCTATGAAGGTGGCATGAATAC